CAGAAGAAAGAGCTACAGAAAATTGTTTCTACTGGTGATGACGGTAAAGATAAAACCTTTATTGGTAGCACAGGTATCTACGGTGGACAGACAAGTATGTATGAGCGTCTATCTGATACGGGTGGCGGCGGCTACGACGAGTCTGGTAAACCTATAGGTGACGGTAAAGTATCGTTTGCTGATACATGGCTTGGTGACTTACTTGGTGCAGATGGTAAGATTGGTGTACAAGGCGCAGGTCTTTCAGAGTCACGTGAAGGTGCAAGACGTACTGGTACTGGTGCAGAATATGAAGGCGATAAAACCAGAGCAGAAGCACGTATTGCAGAGCGTAAAGATACACCTTATCAAGCAGCTATTAAAGCAGCAGAAGCAGCACCAGCTGGATCTAAAGAGCAAAAAGCAGCCTATGGACAAGCATCAGCTGAAGCTGTAAAATCTTGGCAAGCAGCTACAAACGCTGTTGCAGCAGCACAGAAATCTGGAGATGCTGCAGCAATGCATGAAGCTATCCGAGCACAATCAGATGCAAGTAGAGCAGCAACACAAGCTAAACAAAAAGAAACAGGTAAAACAGGTTTCTGGGGGTAAGTTAAAACTAACTCCGATTCTATATAACAATAAGGCTACCCAGCTTCGGCTGGCCCCAACATAAGGAGAAAAACATGTCGGAAGCCCAACAAGTTGATATCAAGAAAGAGATTATCAGCGCAGCACCCCATCAACGTAATGCAGCACGTATTGCTAAAGATGAAGCAGAACTAGAAGCACTCAAAAAGTTAATGCGTGGCGAAGTCGATGAAACAGAAGAAGAAACCGACGATAGTGAATCCGATAGCGAAAGAGCTACGGACACCAAAGTACAGAATGAGAGTGCTTCAAAACAAAAAGTTGAAGCAGAGTCTGAGAGTGAAGCACAAGAAGATGATGCAGGACTAACAGCAGAAGAAAAAACTTTCAAGCAGCGCTATGGTGATTTACGTCGCCACATGCAAGAGAAAGAAAAAGAGACTTTAGCTAAACTAGAGAAGCTACAACAGCAGCTAGATGCAGCTACAAAGAATGAGCTTGTACTACCAAAGTCCGAACAAGAGATTGATGCGTGGGCAAAGCAATATCCTGATGTAGCTGGTATTATTGAAGCTATTGCTGACAAGAAAGCTAAAGAACGTGCATCTGAGTTAGATGGTCGCTTAAAAGAGATTGAAGCTATGCGTACTCAGGCACGTAAAGAAAAAGCAGAAGCAGAGCTATACAGCTTACACCCTGACTTTGCTGAGCTTCGTGCAGATGATGCATTCCATGAATGGGCTAAAGAGCAGCCTAAAGTGGTACAAGATGCATTATATGATAATGTAGATGATGTTAAGTCTGTAGCACGTGTACTAGATCTTTATAAAGCCGATAAAGGCATTAAAACAAAACGTGTATCTACAGAGGATAAGAATGCAGCTTCGTCAATAAAAGCACGTAAAGCTGCGCCTATTGATCCGAATGACTCTTCACGTTACTTGAGCGAATCACAAGTAGCAAAGATGTCTATTAAAGAATATGAGCGTCGTGCAGAAGAAATTATGGAAGCACAACGTTCAGGAAAGTTTATTTACGATATGTCAAAAAGATAGTTGACAAACTTTATATCGTAAGTAAAACTATAGCATATACACCATAATAGTGTGTATGCTTTTCACAAAGCACTAGCCACACAAAGAACTACCTCAAAATATAGGCCCAGCGCAGATAGGACGGCCATCCTTGAAGCATAGCTGACTACCCTAATATGACGAGCCTCTTTAGTGGATATCGTGTTAATCGTAAACGCCATATCTATAAGGAGAATTAACTATGGCTATTACTTCCGCATCTGGTGGTTTCACAGGCAACTGGTCACCCATCATTTACTCAAAACAAGCACAGATCGCTCTTCGTAAAGCGGCTGTAACTAACGCAATCACCAACAACTCTTACTTTGGTGAGATTGCAAACCAAGGCGACGTTGTACGCATTCAAAAAGAGCCAGACGTAACTGTTAACGCTCTGCAGCGCCACACAGCTATTTCAGTAGAGAAACTAGCAGACGAAGATTTCTCTTTGACAATCGACAAAGCTAACTACTTCGCGTTCAAAATGGACGACATCGAAGACCAGTTTGCAAACGTTGATTACGTAGCATTGGCAGCAGACCGTGCAGCCTATAAAATGGCTGACGCAATGGACGCAGACGTTCTGTCTTACTTGTCTGGTTACACAACTGCAGGTGCAGCTATCACCACAACTTCTGGTGACGCACAACACCCAACAGCAGGTAACCTAACTGGTGAATGGCTAACAGCTAACCACCTAGACGCATCTGACTTCGGTAACCTATCTGGTGCTGCATCAGGTAACGTCATCCCACTAGCACCACGTCTTCCAGGCGCGACTGCTTTGTCAACATCTACTGTTTCTCCTTTGACTGTCGTAGCACGTATGGCTCGTCAAATGGACGTTGCAAACGTTGACTCACGTGGACGTTGGTTGGTCGTTGACCCAGTATTCGTTGAAATGCTGAAAGACGAAGATTCACGTATGTTGAATGCTGACTTCGGTGGTTCTGGCTTGATGAACGGCTTGGTGTTGAACAACTTGCACGGCTTCCGTGTATACGTTTCAAACAACTTGCCAGCAGAAGGCACAGGCGCAGGAACATCTGGCGCAACATTGCGTTCAGACAACTACGGTGTTATCGTTGCAGGTCAAGACGAAGCAGTCGCATCAGCGGAGCAAATCAACAAAGTTGAGAACTACCGTGACCCTGACTCCTTCGCAGACATCGTTCGTGGTATGCACTTGTATGGTCGCAAGATCCTTCGCCCAGAAGCTCTTGTCTCTGCAATCTACAACGCAGCTTAATAGTATTACTTTGGGGCTGGCATTAGCTGGCCCCATTGTGCTTATACAAAAGGACATTCCCAATGGCAATCACTACGGCAATGTGTAACAGCTTCAAGCAAGAGCTTCTTGGGGGTGTTCACGATCTTGATACCGATACTTTGAAAGTGGCTTTGATTAAGTCATCTCCAGCAGGAACCTACGGTGCTGCTACAACTAACTACTCTGACATCACAGGTAACTCTGATGAAGCAGTAGGTACAAACTACACTACAGGTGGCCAAGCTTTAGATAGCCCAGTCATTTCACTATCAGGTGGTACAGCATTCGTTGACTTCGCAGATGAAGTATTCTCTAATGCTACTGTATCTGCTGATGGTGCTATCATCTATAATGCGTCACAAGGCAATGCAGCTATTGCAGTCTTTGACTTTGGTGGTACAGTTACATCTACATCTGGTGACTTTACTATCGTATTCCCAACAGCAGATGCGTCTAACGCAGTTATTCGTATTTCTTAATACTAGGTTTGCACAATGGCATTAGTAATTAAAGATCGTATCAAAGAGACAACTACTACTACTGGTACTGGTGATGTGTCTCTGGGTGGTGCAGATGCTACCTTTGATACGTTTAGCTCATGTATGTCAAATAGCGACACTACATATTACGCCATTGTGCATACTACTTACAATACAGATGAGTGGGAAGTAGGACTAGGTACGTATAACTCTTCCACTAACGCATTAGCACGTACCACAGTTTTAGCTGGATCTAACGGCACATCAGCAGTTAACTTCTCAGCAGGTGATAAGAATATCTTTATTACCTTCCCTGCAGATGCTACAGCAGGTAGATCTATACTAGGCTTAGGCACGGCAGCTACTACAGCAAGCAGCGACTACGCTACAGCATCACATACACATGTTATTGCTGATGTAACAGATTTTACAGATAATAGCACTAACTGGGATACGGCATATGGTTGGGGTGACCACGCAGCTGCAGGTTACTTAACAGTAGAGGCAGATGCTACATATACATCCTCTAGCTGGTATACTACAACTAATAACTCTTCTAACTGGGATACAGCGTATGGCTGGGGTGATCACTCTACAGCAGGTTACTTAACATCTTTATCTAGCAACTCTATAAAAGACCTATCTGATGTGTATTCCTCTATGGCTCCTACTGATGGGCAGGTTTTAACTTTTGACACAACTAATGGCTGGCAAGCTGAAACACCTGCTTCTGGTGGTATAAGTAATGATGAAGCACTTGCTTTAGCAATCGCATTGGGATAGAATAATGGCAAACACATTTAAGAATTACACATATCAGAACGTTGGGACTAGCAGTCAGACTATCTACACTGTTCCAGCGGCAACCACATCTGTTATGATTGGTATGAATATCGCAAACACTAAGACATATATGATCAAGGTGGATGTTGTTGCTGGTGGTGTGTACATTGTAAAAGATGCACCTATCCCCGCTGGTTCTGCCCTATCTGTACTTGATGGTAAGATTATCTTAGAGGCGGGTGACACTGTTGCTATGTCTTCAGACAGTCTAGCAAGTGCTGATGTTATTGTGAGTGTACTGGAGCAAAGCTAATGAGTAATCAAACAGACTTAGTTGCTCTATCTCAAGGTAATGCTACTGGCCTTACGCCGTTGGCTGGGTCTGTGGTGCAGGT